AGCGTAAGTGCTGACGACGTGTAATCGTTGATAGAGTAGCCGAAACGACCTGGGCCGTAAAGACCTTGTGATGGTGTACCTGCACCATAAGAGTTCGTAAGCGTACCCTTAGTTGCATCTGTGATACCAAACAGCGAGTCATTTTGGCTATCTTTACCAGCGTTTGCAGTAAAGCCAGCTTGGGAGTTACCATACTTGAAGTCAAGCCAGAACACAAGCCCAGAAGGGAGGTTCATTGGCTGTACACTTACAAATTCTTTGGAAGATACTTCAGCGAATACTCGACGTACAAGCGGAAGTGCGATACCTGCCCATTCTTCGGAGTTGGCCGAAGTACCAGTTCTATTTGCTTCTGTTACAAGCTGCTTGGCTTGGTTCTCCAGAAGTTGTGACATATTGCCTTTATCGTATCCATCAAGACCCTCCAGCAGACCAGTCTTTTGCCACTTTGCAGTAAGTTCAAGGGCTTTTCTGCGCTGCATCTTGTTGTCATCTTTCGGCAACAAATTTTGCAAATTCATTTAAGATTCCTCATCTTTTCTTTTTTAATCGTTAATACCACGCAATCCAGCCAGCACTTTCCATCGGTTTGCGAAATCATAGCTCTCGTTCAACTTAGTACGTTTAACTGTTCTAATTGGTCGAGATGCAGATTCATTCACTGTACGGATTGTTCGGCGAACGTTTGCTGGCTTTTCAGCAGACTTACGCTGATTCTGCAAATTACCCTTAATGGTGTCGAACACCAATCGAGCTTCACGAACTGACTTAGCAGCATCAATAGCCTCAAGGACTGTGACCTGTTGCTTTTCAGATAGCACGAAATTTTGCATAATCTTGGAACTGAACATCAACTTAGCGTTGAGTAGATTCACTTCATTCATAGCACCTTTCATTGTAGAAATTGCTCGAAGTGCATCCTTGTTCTCTTTCGTAAGACGTGACACTTGTTTTCGCAGACGAGCAACTTCACTCATCGAAACATTACCAGTGTTTTTGGAAGAATCGCTACAATTATCATCGTAAGCATCTTCTTCTTTCAAACCCTTGGCAAGTGACTCGATAGTAACGTCGTCTGTGGGTTCGAGTGCAGGTTCATCTTCAGCAGATAGGTCAGACTCCAACTCACGAATAAGGCTCTCGAACTTTTCATCAAAGTCACCATCTTCACCTTCACCTTCATCCATTGAGTTTAGCTTTTCAGCTGGTCGTCCATCCTTACCATCGTCAATATACTTGCTCTCTGTGAACGGGTCTTCTTCTTCCTCACCAGCACCACCCATCGGGGGCGCAACCGTAGATGATACGGGTGCTGCGGATACTGGATCAGCAGAAAATTCAGCGTCCATGTCCAACTCGGTATCCAAATCATCTTCGGCCAGTCTGGACGAAATCATTCTCTGGATTCGCGGTTGAAATGCTTCAGCAATAGCAGTCTTTGCGTTCTCGTATGCAATTTCTTTCACCCGGTTCGCATCGGCAATTGCCTCTTGCAATAGGTTAGACATACAAATACTCCAACATTTGTAATCTAAGATTATTAGGAATCTTAATAGTGGATTTTTTTTATTATAGTACACCAGATATTATACCCAGTGATACTTTACAATAAGTATGGTCTAAAAACAGAAAACGTTTACTGACTATACTTTTTATTCATATTTGCAACTGCGCGTGTGATAACTGCATTAGCTTCAGCGTCAAATCTTTTCATCAACGCAATCATTTCGAGAGAAATAGCAGTTCGCAAGTTGTTATAGTATGATTCGAGTTCCGACGCAATATCAGCACTGACTGGATCGCCAGTTTGCTGTGCGGCAATGTAAGCCTGTTGCATATCGGATACCTGTTTCGGAACCGTAAATGGTAAAAAATTTGATTGACTGCCACCGAATATATTCACCGACACATTCATAACAGTAGAATCACTTCCAGGCTTAATCTCAACACCATCAGAAAATCCGCCATTGATATTTACCATATCATAGCGGATTTTCTGTTCTTCTTCTTTCAGTAATTTATATGCCTCAATCAGTTTCATGCAATTGCCTATAAATTGCATCAGATTTTATCTTTCGACGTTTTACGCTCGGCTTTTCATATTCTTGCCGATCAAAAACATCTTTAAGTTTCCCAGACATCTTCACGTTGCGCTTCCATCTGCGAATGGCATACGAAATATCACCGTCAACTACTCTGGCACCTGATGCCGAACCGGGTACTATTGATAACAAGTCCCGATCCTGTTTACTCATTCTTGCTTTTTCCATTGTTACTTATTATTGTTTGAAACTTATAGAACCTTACGCTTGCTCGGTGTAAGCAATCGCTTGTAATTCTCTTGTAGAGATGCCTCGGAAAATCTCTTTGGATTCACCAAAGATTCATCTGTTCTGAAATCAATCGGAGCCTTTACATACGCAGCAATATCAATCGAATAATGCGCAGAGTACAATTTCATCTGACCAGCTTGCCACTTTTTGATTTCAGATTCAGATGCCGGAGAATTGTCTTCATCAACCGTTACAGTTGTTTGGAGACCACCACCCATTTCCTCATCATATTCAAAATCATCAACTGTATAGTCAGTGTAAATGATATTGTCATTGATATATTTCAACATCTCTGCTTTCGTCTTAAACTCCTTACCAACCTTACCATCCCATGAATTTACATGGTCTCCCTCACCTTCCTCATAGGAATCCTCATACACTTCAACGTAGTAATTCTTAATGAACCAAATTTTACCAGGCTCATCAGCCTCTTTCAAAAATGATTCCTTAGTAATTCGCCGAGATTCGCTTGTCTCCGATTGTGCTTCATCCGAGTCTCCAGCATAAGTAAGTTCGGCACCATTACGATTCATCATAGCATCCACAATACTGTAAATTGCATAATTATCAAAGTACCAAACCAAGCAATCATCTTCCCAATCACCATTATCATTCATATTACCCATGATAATACCAGGTGCAGAAGTCAATCCAAAACCAGCCTCGCCCAAATCATCAACATAGTTGTATTCACTATTGACTGTAATATCCTCAAGTAGATTAGAAAGATTCCAATCGGCGTATGAAATATCCTCTGGACTCGCAGCATCTTCATGCCCCATCGCAAAGTCATCCAAGTTATCCGAAATCTCCTCTCGACCTTCATCGGTAATAGTCAATTTCAAATTCTTATTTGGTAATACCTCAAGTGTAATATATCGCCCATTTACTGGCTGTGGTGTATATGATACGTCATCGGGTGGTGCTTCTTGTAGTGATTTTGGTACCACTGTCTCTGCTACCTTACGATGTCCAACAGACTGTAATCGAGTCCAATTCTCAAGTAAAATACCTTTCAGTGCCTCGGCCTCTTTCAACTGCTTTTTGGTCACACTCGGCTTGTATCCCTCTGGGAAGTCAAGTTTCCCCTGACCGTTATCACCAGGTTCATTGTTAGCCGACCACTTCTGCATCAACTCATCATACGCTTCCGTATCAGAGTATTTTGCTACATAAGTATGAACTGCACTTGTAAGTAAGTCCTCATTGTTAACATACTTTTCGTATATCTCTCTGGCGGAATTTAATAACTGCATATTACCACCAGCTTCCAATTCTGCTGGACTCATCTTTTTCAAGTGGAATTTGTCCCAAGCCGCTTGTAGGACTTTGAGTTCCTGAACAGGTATTAACGGAGTTGAGTCTGAATTATATTCCATGACACCAACCTGACCAGCAGAAATCATATCTAAATAATACGTTTCTGATTTATCATCAACAACATAGTCAAATGTTCCAGACATACTATCAAGTTTATCCCTGACAATAATATCAATCATTTCAGTAGTATATCGTTCTTGATTTTCAGGTGAAATATCATCCCACTCCTGACCCATATCTTCTTCATCAACGTCTATATGATTTCCATTAGAAAACATTTCATTCCAATAGTAATCTGCCTCAAATGAATCAGTTTCCCACGCCCTAAACATTTCTTCGGTTGCGGGTTGAAGTGTAGCACCAGTAAATGAAATATAACCCCGACCAGTCTCCATTTTTAAAAATTGGATACCATCATCTTTAACCCAAATAGGAATACCCTCATTACCATACACACTTGCGTATTTTACTTCCGATGCCTCATTCAACTTACCACGACTCCGCTTTGATTCACGCAGCCCACGACGAGAGATTAAACGACGACCCGGTTGAACCGAATCCTCGATTTCATCACCACCGCCTTCAATCACATCTTTCCAGTTGTCTGGAATCTCAACATCAGGCTCACAATTTTCAATCTGATCCTTGATGTATTGAACATCATCTTCTTCCAAATCCGATGGGTCATTCTCAATCATAAGGTCTTCAAGACTACCTTCGGCACCACCGTATGGAAGGTTATGGAACATATACAATGAACCCTCACTTTCCATAGCAACTTGATATTCAGAATTAGTCAAAAAGACATAACCACTATTTGGGTTAAACTCAATAGTCACTTCATCTTCTTCAAAGCATTGTGGCAAACCACTATTGTTCCACGCCTCAAGCAACGCGATACATTCGCCTATTTCACGCGCACGAAAATCTGCCCAGTTACGAGTATTCTCCTCGGTCAGTCTGCGACGTTTGTTTTCACGCATAGGTCGTCTTGGTGCAATCGAATCCTCAATTTCACCAGAATCACCACCTAACCAAGTCTGCCAGTTTTCTGGCACCTCACCTTCATACGACTCAATGTACTGTCGAAGATAATCAAGGTCATCTTCATCCATATCAGCCGGATCATTCTCATCCATGATGTCACTAAGGAATCCTTCGATACCAGTACCAGGTGTAGAGTGATGTAATTCAATCCTATCACCATTCATCATGGCAGCCTGATATTCAGAATTTGTTAAGAACACATTACCACTGGACGTGTTCATCATAGGCTCAACGCCGTCGTCATAAAAGCCTTCAGGCAATCCCTGATCCAACCATGCTCTCAACAAGTCAATGAGCATACCGCGCTCTCTGGCACCGAAGTCGGCGATATTAGTGGTCGTATTTTCGTTCAATATTTGTTTCATTACAATTCCTTAAACATTATAGTACCGACCAAGCAACTGGCCAATGTCTTCGTATGCGGCTTCCAAGCGTTGCTGACGCTGCATTATTTCTTTTGATTCAGTTTGTAAAACCTTTACAGCCTCTTTCATCTGCTTGACGTGGCGACCAGCCGTTACATTGTCAAACCACCCATCGGTTTCTTTGAGCGTAAAGGTATTAGCTGTTTCAACAAGTTGTGCTATTTCATCAATAGCCTGTGAAATTCCTTCGGCTCTGTAAATCAAGTTGCCATAAGATTCATAATTTCGGATTGCTTCCAAAAAAGCATCACGCTCTGACCTGGACATATCATATTCCTGACCAACCTGCGCTTCAAACTTTTCATACAACCTCATCAACCGAAGTTTAGTAGTTTTTGATTCACTCATACCGTCTCCAGGAACCAACTCAAGCATATAATCATATACACCAAAAGTTTCACCATCAAAATCAACGTTTACATTATCGCTATTAGGAAATACCTTGGTAACGGTACCAATAGTACCATCGGTACGAAACTTAGATAGTTTTTCTCGCCATGCAATTGTAGATGCTGAATACCCAGAACTTGCTGGTGTACTTCGAGAATGTTTTTGCATCCCCGCTAATGTTATACGAACCTTATCACCATCCTTTAAATCTGGTATGCCAGATTTAGCACGTCTGGCAGACCGCATTATATCCTTCGCTGAACGAACGGTATCTTCTTCCTTTAAAACTGGTCTCGTTTTCCCAACGATGTGTGTTTTCTTTGTCATATACAACAAACTCCAGACATTTCACAAATGATGTCACGCACAAGCCCTTCAGCCTTTGCGTAACGGTTTACAGAACGCTCAACACTTTCTCGAATCATTCCCTCACCGATTGGCTTCAAGAATGCCCCATGTGTTGATGGGTTGGATACAAAGTCAAAGGTAATCAACTCAAAGTCTGGTTGCACCTCAACCGTCTGGTCATCACCATCGGCTTCGTGCAATGACTTAACCGAACCGAGACCACGAGAACTGATACCAAGTGTTACCCCACACTTAAATAGTTCTTTCAAAATATTTCCAGATGGGGTACCAAGCACCTCAATTTTACCATGTAGGTCATCACCATCCCACCAGCATTCAAGTAGGTTGTGAGACACATTTCGCAGATTCACAATACTGGAGTCTGGATGGTCAAGTTCACCCAACGCTCTGCGTTGAGATACTTCATTTTTCATGTATCGGTTAACCTCACGCTCCAATATCGGACGCGGATATACCCTACCATTTTGATTTTTTACACCAGCACGTTGCAAAACGCCACTCACAATCAACCTGCCATTGTTCGCATTGGCTGATTCTCGTATCATTTCAGGACGAATTACAAACGGTACATATTCAACTAAGAGTGATTTCATTCACATATCTCCACCAATAAATATCATCACTTATTCAACTCACGCATTTTAGTACCAACACGGAGCAACCGTTCCGAAATTTTACCAAATCGAACCATTGTCTGCTTCCAAAAAGCATCCTGCTGCAACCCAGATTCAGTTTTCAATTTCGATACATGGTTAACCATACGTTCAATCTCATACAATCGGCGATTTACCTCTTGTATTGATTTATTTATCTTTTGCTTAGAAGTTGATGCCGGATCATTTGCCCACTCTGAATACTTACCCTCTCGAATTGATTCATGCTGCGGTTTAATCGGCCCTTCTTCAGTTTCCCAATCTGCCCGATTCGTCATTCCCCAACCATCATAATCACTATATTTAGGATCGCCAGGTATTTTATTCAATATCCGTTTAGCAGCCTGATATGATGGCGCTACTTTTACAATTGTCTTCTTAAATGAACCAGTAATAACATAGACCACCCACTCACCTGGAGTAGCAGTTTTGGTAACTTCTGCAATATTACGACCAGCCATCTTATTCAACTTATCCTTGGTATAGCCAAGTGACAGTAGAAACTTTACAGCCTCGTCAACACCGCCGCCACCCATAATACCGACCATAGCCGGATTCATAGTCAATGTTTTTAGTGCTACCTTTTCACGATTCTTATTTGCAGGGTCTTTTGCCTTTAATTCGGACAAGCTACCGACAACTGGCAACCCAACAACCATAGACTCTTGTATAGTTTGGTTGACACGCTTGTACATGGATTCCAGCTTTACACTGTATTTGGACTTCGTATCAGCAACTACACCAAACCCAGTTGACGATGTGGCACGAGAGTATTCTTTCTGCTTCTCTTTTCGAGTCGCTGGCTTATGCTGAAATGCAAATGGAGTGCTTATTTGCCCCTCGCCACCATCAAGATTTGATGTAGCGTTTTCTTCGGTAATTTCACCGAGAGTTCGTTCACGGATATATTCCATCACTTGACGTGGGCCAAGTTTGAATGTACGATTGTTGTCAACCCAACCAAACTCGTGCGAAGTATCACCAACTGGCCCGATATATTTAACCAATAGTGGTTCAGCACCCATGATACTAACGTATTCCTTATCAACCTTCAGTTGATACGCCTTAACTGGCTTATCATATTCATAATCCAATTCAGGTTCTTTCTTACGTTTTGCCTCGGTCACTTCCTTTATCTCATTACCATCATCATCAATCATCCAAGAGTTTCCATGATCCGAAACCCACCAAGTATTTGGGTAAAACTTATTCTTTTCCTTCCACTTACGAACGGCATCGAGCGCATCTTCCATTTCATCGAACTCGCCAATGTGACGACCGTTTACAATACCTACACTATACCCACCACCACGAGCATCACTAATGGTAATATCTTCTTCCTGTGGTTCAGATGGTGAATCATCATAGTCACCATCCTCATCAGCAAACCGACTATCCCATTCATCTTGGTTAAATGGAGCATAGTCGTCTTCATCTTCATCATCGGCTTCAGACATCTCTGGCTTTTCACCGTTTTTAGTCTTACGCCATTTTGTGATTTTCTTAGGGTCTTTCTTTGTGATTTGCTTTATCTTTTCATCAGCATCATTATCATCTTCCGCCTCAATCTCAACAGGCTCTTTATCCTTCTCGTCCTTGTAGAACTGATAGGTTTTCAATTCCTCGTTGATATTATACCGTCCATTGATTATATCAATAAGAGATGGTTGTTTCTTCATTTTAATTCCTCTACCAATTCATAGTATTTCAATAGGGACGACAAGTGTTCATCTTTAACGGTAGGTGATGATACAATCATATCCAATAGATTGATAGCCTCGCCAAGTTTGATACGCATCACGTCATCTGCCAATTTGGACTCAATCATCATAAGTTTCCGTTTCAACCCAGAAACCTCTTTATACAAGTAATCGCGGAAACTATCGGTACCAGTATCCTCATTGATATATCTTGCAAGTAATTTCTTTTGAGACTCATTCAAACGTTGATATTTCTCATTGAACTTATCAACGATAATCTTAAACGCCAGTTTTCTAATGTCTGGGTTCTGATTCTTCCAAGCAGTTTGAACCTCGGTCAAAATATTATCGCTCTGACTCTCACCAGTAATATGCTCAAGTACAACATCACGACAGTTTACATGGTCGGACGGATTTTCACTCGGAGAATATTCAAAGAGTTTATAGATAGATGCCAATAACTTATAGTTACCAACTCGTGACGCAAAGAACTGTTCCTCGTTGTAGTGCTTTTTAATTTCACCAACAAGGTTATAGCGTTCCTTCATCAATTTTTCACGATTGATTGTGCTGTTATATGCTTCGATAACAACACTAATTAGACGATCCGGCGATTTCATATCCGGTCGTATCTCTTGTAACTCTTGAAAGCATCTAAGCTCCTTAGTCAACTCTTTACCTTCTGCAAAGTATTTTTTGATGATACCAAGACTTACTGGGTTCCGCTTGTTCATTGCATCGGACACCAAGTTCCGGGTTAAAATCTCAAAGATTATCCCAGTATTCTTATACTTGCTATGGTTCATTTTTTTCATATACTACTACCCAAACATTTTCCTATAAATAGTATCAGACTTCACCTTCATTTAATAATGATGACTCGTCAAACATCTTTAAATCAGAAGATTGCACATTAGTGCCATCAGCCAATATTGTCTTATTCAGTGAACGATACTTGTCAAGATGTGGTAAGATTGATTCAAGGCTTGGATTAAGCATTGAATCGTGGCCTTTTGCCCCGTCAGGGTCACGGCCATAAACCTTATCCTTATCGCGTCCGTAACTACCACCCTTCGGGTCGCTTCCATTATCTACACGCTCATCAACGGTGTACATATTTTTGATTTCATCACCATCCAATTTAGAAGCCATTTGTAGTGCTGCCAAATCGTGTGGTGTGCCAAATGAACGGCCAGTTGATTTCGGATCATTTCCCTCGGCACTAATCTGTTCCAATCGGAAGTCGGTCTTCATGTCTTCGACAATCTGTTCCTGCTCGGCCTTCCATTCATCATTAGACAAATCAAATACCTGTTCATAAATATATCGTTTTGAAAATAGCCGAGATTCAATCATCGCTGTAACAAGATTCATCTTCTCATTCAACAAATCAACCTGCTGTCGCTTATAGATTGTTGACGGATTTGCAAGGGTAAGTTCAAACTCAAGCAACTCCTCCGACTTGAACCCCTGCACATACAAGTGTATAACCGCAATCTTATACAATTCAGATACGATGATTTTCTGAATACGCTCGGTTGTACGAGCGAATCTAATATCTTCTGCTGCCAGTGTAGATTTTCCTTCTACATTTTCATCAAACCCAAGCCACGCTTTAGGTATCTTCAACGCAGCCAGCAGCTTAGACTTTACATACTCAACGTCATCAATTTGACCATCGTTTTGTAAACCTGGCAATGAATCAACACTTGTACCAGAATCACCACCACGAACTGGTAAGTGATAATCTTCCAACATATTTTGAAGGTTAAACTTCAAGTTGTAATCGCCAGTGCTTGGGTCAATGTATGGAACTTTCTTCATAGCATTTATGAAGTCCTGCATAAACCCATCAACTTCTTCTGGAGCAATGTTACCAATATCCACTTTGAATATCCGACGCTCCGGCGCTCTCATAATCCTATGTATCAACATAGCATCTTCAAGCAATGTCAACTTCTTATATTCCTTACGCGCTGGTTCAAGTATCGAACGACCGTATGGTAAGAAATTCGTATCCGTCAAAATACGGAAGTGACCAATTTCATACTGCTCAAAATAGTCAGTCGGGAATGTTGACCTATCATCACCAATGTATTTGAATCGAACCTTATCCGGGTCATCTGGATCGTACCCTTCCTCACGCTCTACAACTGATGGGTGCAATGGTATAACATTGACAATACCGAACCCTTCCTTAATAACCAGATACCACATGAAGTCGCCATATTTACACGCGCTCCGAACAAGACTCCATAGATTGAACTCGATATTCAAAATATCGTAAAACAGGTTATATAGAATCTTCTTTGTATGTGGGTTTTGTGTACGGATAGTCAACATCATGTTGTTGGTATCCTTGGTGGTTGCCTCATCAGCATAAATGTCCAATGCCGATGCAATGATGGCATCTGTATCCATCATTTCATAATCATCATACATGGAACGGCGCATGGCCTCAATGTCAGCAGTGTTAGATGAATTTCCCCACCCAGTTATACCAACTGTATTCCCACGCTTCCACTTATATCGGTCATACCTCATATTGGATGAACCGACAGTCTGTGATTTATTCACATCGTATGTGCGAAGTAAATTATTACCAGAGCGTTTTACTATAACGTTTCTGCTAAATAATTTCTGCAATGTATCTAAAAACGTATCTGCCATTTTCTATAAATAGTAGTTTATTAACGAACCAACCATGTCAAGTCTTCATCTGGACGATTTCCGCCAATTTTCTGTCGCCACATATCACTTTGAACTGCTTGTGGTGTATATACAGACTTATGTGCCATTGACAATGCTCGTTTAGTCAAATCAATCCCAACTTGCCGCAGCCGAAGTGCTGTGTCCCTTACAAACAATGCCATTGTCAATGATATAACAAGGTCATCATTCCATCCATGCTGCGCCTGTGCTTTCCCATTTATCCACATAAAAACAAATAACTCGTTGACAGTCCGAAGACTGTTAATCCGTATAGTCTTTTCACGAAAATAAATTTCCAACTTTGAAATAAGATTCATGCGAAGTTTATGAGTGATGGTCATACCTGGTATCATATCCTTTTTCTCACGCAAATCATAGTTCTTACGCAAC